AGCAGAGCAGCGCTGAATGTGCCGGGCAGCAGATACAGGTCAAGCACACGCGGCAGCGGCACAGTGACCTGCACAACGAGCGCTGCGCAGATTGATACGATGGTAACGAACAAAGCACGGTCAACCATTGGTGTTCTCCTCCTTGACTGCCTTCATCAGTGTTTCACGCACAAAGCGCGCAGCAGGCACCGAACCTGCTGCGCGCTTCACCTGCGCAAGCTCTTCTTCAGTCAGACGCACCTTGAAGAGAACCGTGCGCGGTTTGTCGGTCTTTGGCCTGCCTGCCATCGGTCAGCCGCACTGCTCGGCAAGGTCAAAGCGCTCTGTGTCACCGACCTGTGCAGATACTGCCCAATCTGCCAGCGCCTGCCCTTCATCTGCCAGGGTTGCGGCAAGCTCAAAACCATCAACCATGCACCCGTCAAGGTCAAAGGTGAAAGTCCAGTTAATGCAGTCTGAATGAACCTGAATGCTTCCCTGCTCGCTTCTGGTAACTGTGAATAGTGCGGTCATGGTGTCTGCTCCTTTGTCGGTTTGTTTGCTGCCGACACTCTATTTATAGGGCCCTATTAATACAGTGTCAATAAATAGGGCCCTATTTATTCAAGGGGCAGTCACTCACCACGCAGGAGCTGCTGCCGGTAGCGCGCAGCATAGTCAATGACCTGCACTTCCTTGCGTGGCTTGCTGGTCTTTGGCAGGTCTTCAAGCCACTGCGTGTTGATGCCCTGCCACCCTGCTTCAATGGCACGCTCAAGACCGCGCACCACGTCTTTGCCTTCAGTGTAGGCGCGCAGCAGCTTCTGATGCGTGCGTGCAATCTGCTCCGGTGCCTGCCGCCACGCTGTGCCCTTCCTGACTTGGCACCAGGTGTGAAAGGCATCTGCATAGCCGTCAGGCAGCCCGTCAGGTATCGGCAGCGCTGCAGCCTGCTCCCGTGTCAGGCAGCGTGCCTTCTTAGCCGGTGTGATGTCAGCAGACTTCTTCACACCCTGTGAAGTATTGACCTCCTTAGAATGATCACCTTCATGATCTCCTTCATGATCTCCTTTGGGTGTCACTGTGGCACTGGTGGGGTGCCACTGTGGCACTGGTGGGGTGCCACTGTGGCACTGGTACCCGTGCCTGTCTGACACTGGTGTCACTGTGGCACTGGTGTCACTGTGGCACTGGTGTGCCTGCAGCCACTCAATGTTGAGGCTGTAGACGTTGGCTCTGCCAGTGGCTCGGCTGACGCTGATGGCCTGCTGCTGCTCCAACCCTTCCAGGGCACGCAGCACAGTGCGCCTGCTGTAGCCTGTGCGCAGCTGCAGCCGCTGCACGGATGGATAGCAGGTGGCATTGCTGCCCAGATGGTCAGACAGTGCAAGCAGTGTGAGCTTGCAGGCGCTGGTCAGGTCAGTGCCGAATATCAAGCGCGCGCGCTGCCAGTACAGCAGGCGCTGCGGTGTGTTATCATTCATCTGTGCTCGTTCTCCATTCGAGTACTGCTCCTTTCAGGGGCTGCCGCTTGACGCAGTGCGGCAGCCCCTTCTTTGTATCACTCTTCACCAAGCTCAATAGGCCACTGCAGGTCATGCCGCTGCGCGTACGTGTGCGCAGCCCGTATTGCGCTGCTGTAGCTGCGGAAGTCAAGGTCATACGCAACCTGCTGCCACTGCTTACCCTGCGTGCGCAGCGTGTACGCCTGCGCCCCCTTGTCGGTGTGCTGGCGTGGTGGCCACTGCAGGTCATTGCGCTGCGCGTACACCCGCGCTGATGTGATGGCATCATTCTGATTGCTGAAGCCGCAGCGGTCAGCAATCTGCTGCCAGGTCATCCCGGTTGTACGGCGTAGCCCGTACTCTGTACGTCCACGCTGCTTCTTGCGCTTGGTGGGCAGCTCGACCTTTGCCGCACGCAGCCCGGCTTCATCAAAGCGCGCACGCACCGCTTCAGGCCACCGGCCTAACCCGCGCACTGTCTCTGATTGCGTCGGTGTGATTGACAGCCCGTTGTCAATGCGGCGCTGTGCAACGCGCAGCCTGCTCTCACAGGCCGTGCAAAGCTCGCCAGCTCGCCACGTAGCATCCTTGTCAGGGTGCACCCTGCACTTGTCAGTCATCGCACACCCCACACCGCAGCCGCTGCGTCAATGATGTGCACCGCTGCGTGCTGCTTGCCGTCAGGATGAAGCCGGGCATAGTTAACCGCGCAGGCACGTGCATACTTAATCTGGTCTGCTCTGCGCTTCTGCCGCGCTTCACGCTTGCGCTCTGGCTTCATGTCGGTGCCCTGCTGCGCATAGGTGCAAGTCCACGCGAGGCCCCAATAGGGCGCAAGGTCTGACCAGTGGTACCACTGGTCACGCAGGGTGCTGCAGTCATTGCCCGACCACAGAACGGTCAGGAAGAGCAGCCGGGAGCAGCCGCGCAGGTGCACGTTCAGCTTCTGAAGGTCAGCGGGCACAGTGGGGTGCGCTTGGTAGACTTCTTTGCCGCTGATGCAGTGTGACTTGACGGGCTCAGGATCAAGGGTCAGCGGGCTGCTCGGTGCGTTGCTTGGTGCGCTGACGGTCTGCAGGTCAGGCTGACCGTCAGGGTGCACCAGGTGCCAAGCACGCTCTGCCCTGATGCCATACAGGGCACCCAGGAAGATGCGCGCCTGCTCCACCTGCTGCTCTGCAGGGGCACAGGTCAGCAGCAGGCGACAGTGCGCAGCGTGCGCTGCCTGTGCCGCAGCGCTGCAGCGGTCTTGGAAAGCGTATGCATCTTCAGGGATGCGTGACCACCACTTCAGGGGCATCATACACCCCGGTACAGCAGGCGCAGCACCATGTCATTGTGCTTGCGTGCTTCAGTCAGCATGGTGAGCAGGGCAACGTGCGCTTCATCCTGCGCTGCATCGGTCAGGCCACTTGCGAGCGTGGCGCCGTTGCAGCCAGGGCATACAACGTACTCGTCAGTGCTGGTGTAGAGCAGCTGCGCGCTGCAGTCAGTGCGGCAGACCGGGCAGCGGCAGCGTGCCATGTCAAGCAGCATCGCATCAGTGTCAACGTCCTGCTCGAGGTCGGCGAGCCATGACAGGTCATTGTCACCAAGCAGCTCAGTGATATCGGTCAGCAGCAGCGCCTGCGCATCAGTCAGCGCGGGCAGGTTCTGCAGGTCATTGGCAGCATCAGTCAGGTGCTCTGCAATAGCCGCGTGCATGTCATCAGCGTCAAAGCGCAGGTAATCAAGCTGTGTCTCATGCAGCACCTTGACCACTGCTTCTGTGATGGTTGCGCAGCCTGCAATCAGGTCAGCAGTGTCAACGCTCAGCAGGTACTCCGCAGCATCATCAAGCGGTGCGTCAAAGCCAGGGTCAGGAAGGTGCAGGTCAGGGTTGGGCAGTTTGGTGTTCATTCTGTGCTCCTTTCAGTCTTGAACAGCACAATACATATACCATGCAGCACAAGACTGAAGCAACCCCTTCCTGATACTTTTCCGGGCACCTTCCCTGACCGTTTTAGGGTACCTTCAGAGCATGCCCAGCAGAGTCAGCCCAGAACGGCGATTATATGAGAGCGCACGTGATCGTGACTTAGAAGGTGTCTTCAGCGGCTTAATGTTGTTGGTTGCTGAAGCGCTGTACAGGGGCGATGAAATGCCCGCGTACACCATACCCGCGCTGCGCCAATGGGTCAGTCTGGAGCGTGGCAGGCTGCAGCACGGCCCGCCAGAGATAGACACCACGGCAGCGCAAGACATCGAAGAGATGAGCGCTGTACTGGCACTGCTCAGTGGTGGGGAAGATGGCTAAGAAGTATCGGTACAAGTGGCACCAAAGCACCTGGTACACGTGGCGCAGCGAGACACAGACCACGCACCGACAGGTCAGGCAGCTTGCTGCTTTCAAGTTTCGGTGGCAGTGCAACCGCGCATCGAACGGCGAGCTGCTTGCAGAAGGCATCTGCACAAGCAGGGCAGAAGCACAGGCAGAAGCTGACAAGGTAGGAGTCACTCTGCTGATGCCTTGACACAAGGAAGGAAGGAAGGACATGAACACCAAAGAAGAGCCGATACCTGATGACCTGATGACCTATGAAGCAGCGGCACAGGCTGCCGGTGTACCGTACGGCACCGTCAAGTCGTGGGCAGTCACAGGGCAGCTGCAGCGCTGGTATCAGACTGCAGGCGCTGACCGCAGAGGAGCTTGCACAGTCAGACCGCACGTCAGCCTGCACCAGGTGCGTCAGCGTGCCGGCCTGCTGCCGGTAGAGCCTGCGCAGGTGCAGCTGCTGCCTGACCCTGCACCCGCTGCCGTGCTGTCAATGCCTGACCCTGCGCTGCGCACACTTGCGCTTGTGCGCGTGGCTGACCTGACAGGTGCGCTGACCATACTGCGCAGGCAGTGCCCTGATGCTGTGACCGCTGACATGGTGGCACACCTTGCAGATGACCTTGCGTGGCTTCAAGGCAAGCTGTGACTGCCTACCTGCCCGCGTCAGTGCCTGACCAGCTACGGCAGCGCATGGCAGCCAGTCTGACCAGCTGCGAGCAGTTTTCAAGGCTGCACCAGGTGGCAGACAAGGACACGAAGAAGCCGGTGCCCTTCAGACCTCTGCCAATGCAGCGCAAGATCTTCAGAGCAGTCAAGGCAGGGCACAAGCGCATCGCCGTCATCAAAGCGCGTCAGGTAGCTGCCACCACAGGCTGCAAGATGGTGCTGCAGCATATGGCGTACACCACACCGCACGCTGCAATGATGGCCCTTGTGAGTATGCGCGCTGACTCTGCTGAAGCGCTCCTGCGTGAAAACCGCAGATGGCTTGAAGACCTGCCGCGCTTCCTGCGCAGGGGGCTGAAGGTCAGCAACGCGGGTGAGCTTGTGCTTGAAGACACAGGCGCCAGCATCAAAGCCTTCACAACCAGGTCAAAGACCGGCCTGCGCTCCTTCCAGCCTGCCGCTGCCGTGGTCAGTGAATTTGCGTATGCCCCCAATCAGAATGAAGTGCTGAAGCAGGCTGACGCTGCCGTTGGTGATGCGGGCCTGCTCATCATCGAGAGTACAGCGCAGAACCCTGGTGACCGCTTCAGCAACATCGTGCGCGGTGCCCCTGACAACGGCTGGCATCTGCTCACGATGTGGTGGCATGAGCACCCTGCGTACGCTGACCATGACTACCCTGACAGCTTTGCAAGCTCCATCAGCAGTGCAGAGCAGGCAGAGCGCGAGCGGTACGGGCTGACACTGGCACAGCTGTACTGGCGCAGGCGCAAGGTGCTGCAGCTCGGGCTGGAGAACTTCAGGATTGAATACCCTGCCAGCCTTGAAGACTGCTTCCTAAAGCGTGAGGGTGCGTGGTTTGACGCAGCAGAGCTTCAGCGCATCGAACCGATAGACAGCAGCACACCGCAGCGGCAGATTGAAGCACCGCACCCTGCTGACCGCTACGTGGTCGGCGTTGATGTTGGTGGTGGTGTAGGCGGGGACTACAGCGCGCTTGTGGTGGTCAGTGTGGGCACCATGCAACCGGTGTACGTGCAGCGCTCCAACACCGTCAGCCCCCGTCATTGGGCGCATGAAGTGGTGCGCGTAGCTACCCGCTACAATCACGCGCTTGTGCTCACAGAGAGTAACAATCATGGTCATGCGGTCCTGCTCGAGCTTGACCACTGCGGCTACCGGTACCAGTGGCGCAACCCTGCCACCGGCAAGCCCTGGGTGACCACGGTGCAGTCAAAGCTTGACGCGCTGAGCACCCTGCGCGACCACCTTGAAGTCATTACGCGCATGGATCGCGCTTTGTGGTTGGAGCTACGCAGCCTGACAGTGCCTGCAGGCAAAGCAACACCTGAAGCGCCCCCTGGCAGCCACGATGACCTTGCTATGGCTTGTGCTCTGGCCTATCGTGCACTCAGAGACGTGCCCCCTTCATGGCGCAGCGAGGGTATAGCAGCAGTGAAGCACAGAGCGCAGCACCTGATTGGTCAGGCACGCGCGCGCAGGCTGAACAATCACGGTATGCCGTTCTAAAGGAAAGCAGATGAAGCCTGAAGAGATACAACGGATACTTGCGCAGCATGACGCTTATTGGGATGACTGCCGGGCAGAGCTACGGCAGCAGAAGGCGTTCTACATGACGCGCTATTGGAAGGAGCGCCTGCAGGTGCCGTACGGTGACCGCAGCCAGGTGCTGCGCACTGAGCTACCAAAGGGCTATGCCGTCGTTGAAAGCTATCTTGGCAGCCTGTACGCAAAGAACCCTGCCGTCATCGTCGGGCCTGACATCAGGGGAAGGGGCAACCCTGAAGTCAGTCAGGCCACTGCAAACCGGTATCTGCTGACGGTCAGGGAGCAGATTGAAGACGCAACCCGGCTTGC